TGAAGAAATGGATGCTGATTGGGGTATGATTTATGACTTCATGGAAGCACAAGTTGGTTATCTGACTGATGCTCAATGGGAAGAAGTTGAAGCAGTTTATAACCCTTACCTGAATGATTATCGTTTCTGATTATGCTTAATTTGTACCAGGTTGAAGAGATCACCTTTGACTTTGAAGGTGAAGATATAACAGAAGAAGAGATGCAAACTGTTATTGAAGAAACCAAGTCCTACTTGTGGGATACAACTGACAGTGACATCAAAAGTATAATCTTCAAGGAAATGGGTTACAGTGTTCTTGATGTGAAAGTTTCAATCAAATAAAGTTAGTAACCTCCAAAGTGTCACTATAGTATAAGGGTTGAGACTTCTCTCTCAGATTGCTTCTCTGATTAAGTTCAGACTTCTCTACTGAATTGCTTCTCTCTCCCACCACACAATTCTCCTTAAATGTCTAACACTTTTCGTTTCACTTCTGTCAAGGAAGCAATCAATCACCTGATGGATTCTTGCAATCTGAGTAATCAGGAAGCAATGCATTTTATCTGGGATAATCAATTCACTGTAGGCACAGATAAGGCACTTTGGTTGACTATTCCTGCTGACTTTGGTTGCTGATATTGTTAGTAACCTCCAAACTGTCTCAGTAGTATAGGAACACACAAAACACACAACATGCGTAAGATTGAACAACAAATGAATCAGGCAATTCTCAACAATGAGGATTGGAAATCTGGCAACACTTCTGTTTCCTATGACCCTGAAACTAATGAGTCCATTGTTCGTCTCCATGGCAATACTATTGCTGTTGTAGGTGATGACTTTGTTCAGATCTTTGATGGTGGTTGGCAATCCAATACTACTAAGTCTAGACTCAATGCTATTCTCAAAGAGCATGGAATCAATGGAGAATGTGTATATCAAAAGAACTGGAAATGGTATGTTGATAAGTTCATTGGACAGGCAGGAACTTCCCCTGTATTCAATACCTATGAGTTTGATGGTTCTTTCCTCTTTGCTTGAAACTAATGACTACCTCTAACCTTTCAAAGATCAAACCACAACTAAGAACAAAGGGTAACATTACTGGTAACTTTGGCAAGCAAAAAGTCAAAGGTGCATATAATCAAGAATTAGGATTCTCTTCTAAAGATGTTATTTCTATCCCTACTCAAGATGAGTACCTTAGTAGGATGTATGATGCTTTTAATAGTACAGAGGATGAAAAGTTAAAGCAATTCATTTATACTCAAATTCGTAACATTCTCATCCAAAGGAACATCTGGTGATTGCACTTCCTAACCCTCTACCTATCATGACAGACTCTGATCTTTATACTCTCAAACAGAACTATTGCAACCTGATTATAGATGGAATGGACATGGATTCTCTATGTCAAATGGCACATGATCTACTAATGGATGCATATAAGGATTGCACAGAGAATGAACTCACTGAAGAGATTCTTGACCTGTATGATGAAGATATCCTAAAGGAGTTGACTCCTAAGGTTTAGTTTGCTTTTAGCAAATGAAACCCTTGATTTATACCCAAAAACACACTAAAATAGGTTAAAATCAATTAAAAAAGGTATTAAAAAATATAAATGAGTGTTTTTATGTTCTTGATACTAATTCATATCAACCCTTGATAATCTTCTGAATTAGTATCATAAACCCCTTCTAATCCTTATCATTATCATATAAACCCCTCTGGGTCTTGTGATCTAAGAGAGCATAACATAAGGAAGGCACTTTTGTCAACCCAGACCCCCCAAAAATCCCCATAAGCATACTAAATAGGTCGCACAGTTGACTTATGCTCTCAGTGGGATTATAGTAACCACAGTCACCTCAACCACCATGTCAGTTTCTTATCTTCAGGCACAGAAGAAGCAGGTCAGAGTTACCCTAGATCTGGACGTTTACAGTGACTTTGACCCAAGGCAAATTAACTGGGAAAAGTTATTCCAACTTGAGGGAGATGAGACAGTGAATGTTTATGTTGAAGATAGAGACATTGAGTGGTGATACTGTTAGTAACCCTCAAAGTGTTCTTATAGTGTAAGGACACACAAACCTCATGAATTCCTATCAACAACTCTTGCACACTATTGATACTCTTAAGAGTGAAGGTAAGGTTGCAAAGGTTACTAAACTCCCCTCTCAGTTAACTACACGTCGCTCTAAGAAGTCTGTCTGGGGAGTTAAAACCCACAGTTCCAATGGTCGTCGCTGGAACAATGAAAACTGTGCAGTGGTTCCTGTATAATAGGAACACACAGTAAGTATAAGATAGTCCTGGATATGACTATAAACTATCCTACACAATACACACACTAAGTTACACTAACTCATGTCCACTTCTGTTATGACTGGTCTGCTCAATAAGGCAACCAATGGTAATGAACTCCTCTCTATTCTTGATGCCATTGTTTATAACAACAGTGACGCAGAAATTGTAGAGCATGACACTGCAATCTCTGTGATTACTCCTACTCTGGAACCACTGCAGTTCTGATTACTTAGAGTCCTTACAGTTTGTGATGCTGTCCCTTGACAATGTTGGGGGACAGTGTTATACTTATTTGGCAGTCTAATTAGTCTGAGCGTATCCTACCCTGCCTGGCTTAGTGGTTATAAGGTATAAGGTAACCCCCCCCCTTTCGAAAAAAGCAAACTACCCTAACCTACAAAAGGATACATCCAGGAGCTCTTTCTAAACCTCTTTATAAAAAAATTTCCAGATACTATGAGACACTCTGAAACCCCTTATTGGAATTTCTGGAGGGTACTTTTAGTTGGGTGGATGATAAGATTTCCTGGACTATTAAGGGTCCCCATTGTGCTGTTCTTTGGAACAATGTTAATGGTGATTCTATATAAAAATGGAAGTTGATTCAAGGTATATGAAAAAAATTCCCCAGAAAAATTTTCCCCCTTCAAAGGTTTTTCACATATACTTGAAGGATCGTTGTGTATTGCATTCATTAAGTGAAGATCAGTTTAGAAACAACTGGGAGTTACTCAATAATCTTGTAGGAGTAATGAAGACAGAGTATAGTACTGATGATTTGTCTTATGAGGAAGTAGAGCAACCTTCAAAGGAACTCAAAGAGGGATCTTATTGACACTCACTAAATACTGACATATAATATTCATTGAATGGAGTGATTCTAATTCATGGCTAAAGGATTTACAGTCAAAGCATCTAAACCCAATACTAAGCAAGAGAAAGAATGGGATTATGATGCAATCAAGGAAAGGATGCGAGGCAAAGCAATTGTCTTCTGTCTTCCTGGGCGTGGTTGTTCATATACCTTTATGAAGAACTTTGTGCAACTGTGCTTTGATTTGGTACAGAATAATATGAGTATTCAGATTTCTCAGGATTACTCATCTATGGTAAACTTTGCACGTTGTAAGTGTCTTGGTGCAAATGTTCTGAGGGGACCTGATCAGATTCCTTGGGATGGTAAGTTACAGTATGATTATCAGTTGTGGATTGATAGTGATATTGTGTTTACTACTGAGAAGTTCTGGCAACTATGTGATCTTGCACTACCTGCAGATTCAGTCAATGAAGATGGTAGTGTAGACCCTGAGAAGGAACATCCTATCTCTGCTGGTTGGTATTCCACAGAAGACGGGAGAACCACCTCAGTTGCACACTGGTTGGAAGAGGATGACTTCAGGAACAATGGTGGTGTAATGAACCATGAGATGGTTGATGGCATTCAAAAGCGTAAGAGTCCTTTCACTGTGGACTACACAGGTTTTGGATGGGTCATGATCAAGAATGGTGTGTTTGAGCACTCTGAGATGAAGTATCCATGGTTTGCACCTAAGATGCAAGTCTTTGAGTCTGGTGCAGTACAGGACATGTGTGGTGAGGATGTCAGTTTCTGTCTTGATGCTATTGAGGCAGGCTTTGAGATCTGGTGCGACCCCCGCATACGCGTTGGTCACGAAAAAACTCGGGTTATTTGATTTAAGGGAGATTAATTATGGCAAAGCGTCCTTCACTGACTGGTGCAAAACAGATTGAGTCCAAACCCAAGAAAACTCGTCAAGGGTGTGGTCAACATACTAAGTATGCAGCAAGTAGTCGTAATGCAAAGCGCAAGCGTTATCGCGGTCAAGGAAAAGGTTGATATAGAGAGGGGGTCTTAGGACCCTCTTTTTTTGTTTATAGATATGATAAGGATCCCTTTTACTCCTTTATGTCTTGTTTAATTACTAACTTACCATCTGTTGAGGTATGGGTAAGGAAAGAGTACCTTACTGACCATCAGAGTGGTCATGGGGAGTTTGTAAAGGGTGTATGGGTATCTGCTAAGAGTATTCCTGGGCGTGCTTTTTACTTTGAGACTTATCTACCAGAGTATGGTGCAATGTATGATAAGTTACCTATTAGTGCATTTCTAAGTAAACCAGAACTACCTGATCCTGATATGAGTTTACCTAACCTACAGTTTTGGAACTGTATGGATTATGGGGTAGTTAGTATTGATAAGAAGTTCATTGGTAGTATGGACTTTGAATGTTATACCAGAGATCATGGTACTATGATGGGAACTTATGTTTGTACCATTGATAATTACCATCATGATCCTGATTATGTTGATTGGGCAACCAGTGAGAACCCTGCAGAGCACAAGTCACATAATTTAATTGAACTGGTCAATGGACAGTATTGTTTGTATCCTAATAATAGACTTAGAATCTATGATAATAGTTTGACACCTAAGGAACCAAAGATGCCTGACTTCAAGGTTTCTACACAGTACTATCAGGTAGAGTGTGGATATGATAAACTTGGTATGGGTGATGAAGAAGAATACTTCTGGAAGACTGCAAAAGAAAGGGATAGCAACCCCTTAAAAAGTTCTGTTCAACCTGATCAGGAGAAAACAGATGGCAAACAATCCCAATCCAGATAGGGATGCAGACTATATGAAGGAGACATGGGGAACTACCAGTTTGATTACAGATTACTGGTCAAATCCAAAACCACAGAAAATGCTTCGTGAGATTGCTAATGATGATCTAACACCTAAGAAGCATGACTTTGCAGTTCAAAAGGAATTGCATGAAAAGATTCGTAATGATGATGATTATGATGACTGGGAGTATGGCACAGAACCTATTCCATTAACTGAGTTTTAGTGTCTAAATAATGGCAGTATTCTTGTGTGTTAAATAGTGCCTGTTGAAAGAATCAGTAAAGGATTCAAAGACATTAGTGGTTCTTTTCAGATCAATCCCCTCAATGAGGACTTAATTGCTCTGAAGAATGAGACTGCTATTGCCAGGTCACTTCGTAATTTGGTACTAACTGAAAGAGGAGAGCGTCCCTTTGCACCTAATCTTGGGTGTGGTGTGAATGCTCTCCTTTTTGAAAATATGGATCAAATCACTGCTTCTGTGGTTCGTGATGAGATCATTAATGTTATTGAT